AAAAGCTCGCCGGAGACGCCAGGACGCGCGTCGCCGGCATCAACGTGAGAGCGAAAGAAGCCACCTGCGACGAAGCCCTGGTCGGCAGCTACGGCAAGATGGGCAACATCTTCACCGGGACCGCGAACCGGTCCCAGAAATACTGATATGTCCCGCTTTGGTTTTGTCGGACCGATGTACCAATCCGCATCGCCCCTGGCGGACTGCGAGGCGCTGATCAATTGGCGGCCGCAGAAAGTCGAGTCTCCCAATGCACGCACGCCTTACTTGCTGCTGCGCACCGGTGGGCTCTCGCTGTTCTGCACGCTCGCCGCGGGCTTGCCTTCCGTACGGGGAGCGGGAACGTTCAACGGCCGCAGCTTTTTTGTTTCCGGCACACATCTGTTCGAAGTCAGCGCCAATGGCGGCGTCATCGACTACGGCGACGCCAGCGTGGCCAACAACAACATGACCGATGATGGCCTGCCGGCGACGATGGTCGCTGGTGGAACCTCGGGCGGCGTGTATCCCTCGCAGTTGCTGATTTGTTCCGGCGGCACGCTCACCGCGTTCTCTCTAAGCTCGAATAGCTTTCTGGCGCTGACCACGCCGCCCACGCAGGTACTGATGGTGGAGTTCCTGGATGGATTTTTCATCGCGCTCAGCCTGGGCAATACGTGGAGCGTTTCCAATCCCGAAGATGCGACGACCTGGCCCGGGCTTTCGATCACGCAAGTGCAGGTATTCTCGGACCAACTACTGGCGCTGATTGCCACCAATCGCCTGCTCGGAGTCTTTGGCGCCAAGCGCGCCGTTTTTTACTACACCTCCGGAGCCCCGCTGTTTCCCTTCGACGTAGCCTCGGGCGGATTCATGGAAGTGGGCATCTTGGCGCAGTTCTCGCTCACCCGTGTCGCCACGCGCAGTGGAACGACAATTCTGTGGCTGGGCGGCGATGAGCGCGGCGGTGCCACGGTCTACGCGGCCAACGGTTTCATTCCCACACGCGTGAGCGACTCGGCATTTGAATACTGGCTTTCGCGCAACACCATCAACGATGCCGTGGGCTGGGCTGTGCAGGAAGAAGGGCAAAACCTTTACAAGCTCTACTTCCCTACCGCAAACGTCACCTGGGCGCTCGATGTCGACATGGGATGGTGGCATCAGGAAAGCTCCCTGGTGCAAGGAAGGCAGCAGGCTCATTTGGCGCGCTGCCACACTTACAACTTCGGCGCGCACCTGGTCGGCGATCGCAACTCCGGCAACGTGTATCAGCAGTCGAGCATTGTTCTGACGGACTATGGCGCGCCCATCATCCGCACGCGCGTCGGTCCGACGATTTCGATCGAAGGCGGTCAGCGCACGTCTTCCATCAATGAATTCCAGGTCGACTTTGAAACCGGACTCGGGCCGCTGCCTCCGCTGCTCGACGGCAATGGCAAGCCCCGCGATCCTTACGCGATGTTTTCTTATTCGGAAGACTTCGGGAAAACCTTTACGCCCGAACGCATCATCCCCTGCGGCAGAGCAGGCGAGTTCAATAAAGTCGCGATCGATCGCCGCCTGGGAAGCTGGCGTTCGTGGACTCCCAAGGTGACGGTGTCCGATCCGATCGCGTGGAGCATTGCCGACGCCTACACCAACGGCACGCAGGATCCCTCTCCGCGCCTAGCAAAGCAGTACGCACGGATGGCCTAAGAAATGTCACGCCGCCTTCTCACTGAAATCGTGCCCCAGGACTGGGACAGCCAGACGCCCGCTGCAGGATCGGGGACTGGCCGCGTGCGCTTCTTGCAGGACGTCGACGACCTGGTGAACCGACCGCTCAATAACCGCCTCATCGCTTCCGGCGCCCCCGCAGCAGTAACTCTCGCCAATGACGTTGCGCCCCTGGCGGCCGCCAGCGCGATTCAATCGAGTGGAATCGGCGTCGGGCCGATCCAGCCCAGGCGCTATGCCGAGTTCACCGTCAAAGGCCGCGTCAGTTATTCGGTAAGCGGCGACGGTCAGGCCTACGTCTACGTCTACCGCACGCTGGGTGCGATTCCGGCAAATGGCGCGCAGCCCAATGCCGGCGACGTGATCGTGGGCGAGGATGCTTTTACAGGCGGCGCAGCCGGCGCCGGAGTCAATCAGGTCGGAGCATTCTCGTTTCTCGATACCGGCCTAGATGCCAGCAAAGCCTATCGCTACTACTTCGCGGTGCAAGGCCCGACCGGGCAGACGATTGCCCTGGCCAGCTCTTCGCAGCTCGTTGTTATGGAACGAAGCTAATGGAAGTCCACATCGCCACAGCAGAAGAGACCGAAAAACTCAGCAAGCTTTCGGTGTCACTGGGCAATGTTCCGTTCTTCAGAGACCAGTCCATTATTTCCGTGCTCGAGCATGAGGGCAAGATCGCCGGTTTCGCGGCCGTGCAAAACGCGCTGCACGCCGCCGGCTCGTGGATCGAAGAAAAGCATCGCCTCCAAAAGCACAGCTACGAGCTGCGTCACGCGCTCGATAACGAGTTGCGTACCCGCGGTTTCGCTGTCTACTTCGCGATGCCGAAGAACGATTTCGAAAAGCACCTGTTTGCGAAGTACGGTCTTGTAACCGAAGACCGCATCCAGATTCGACACCTATAAACCTATGCCATTCGGCGGACTACTCACAGTCGGCGCGATCTCCGCCGGCGGATCCCTCTTCGGCGGGCTGTTCGGTGCGTCCAAGTCCAAGCAGGCCGCGCAGGAGTACGAACAGCAACTGCAAAAGGCGCAGGGCTTTCTTCAGGACCAGGAGCAATCGGGCCTGCAGAATTTCCAGCCGTACCTCAGCGCCGGCGGAACTGCTACCAACACGCTTTCCAGTTTGCTTGGCGTGCCTGGCCAAGGTTTACTCACGCCCTGGAACCAGCAGTTCACCGCACCGACTGCGGCGCAGGCAGAAGCCACGCCTGGGTATCAGTTTCAGTTACAGCAAGGACTCGATGCCGCGCAGAATTCTGCGGCCGGCCGCGGCGGATTGCTTTCCGGTCGCACTCTCGCCGATCTCAACAATTACGCGCAGGGCACGGCGTCGACGGACTACCAAAACACCTTCAATAACTCCCTGACGCAGTACCAGAGTGCCTACAACAGCTTCCTCACCAATCAGCAGAACGAATACGCGCGCTTGATGGGGCTCTCCGGACAAGGCCTGCAAGCCGCAGGCGGCGCGGGGCAGTTCATGCAGGGCATGGGCGGAGATATCGCTTCCCTGATGGGACAGCAAGGCGCGGTCGCAGCCGGCGGGACCATGGGCGCTGCGAATTCGATTAACGGGATGGTTTCGAGTCTCAGCCAGCTCCCCGGCCAGATGTACGGATTGAGCCAGCTTAGCGGAGGCAGCGGCAGCAGCATGTTTGCTGATCCGGGCATGAACGTGATGTCGCCGGGCTACATGCCGGGCGGCGGAGCTGCGCCGGTCGCGCCGTTCAGTCCGGGCAATCTTCCGCCGGGAAGCTTCGGAACAATGCCAGCTTTCTAACTTATGTTCCCACTTTCCATGCTCTCAGGAGATTCGCTTGCCGGCGGCGGCGCTTCGATCGGCGGCGGAGGGTTCGGCGTTGCCCCAAGTGCGCCCACTCCGCCGCTTGCGCCGCATTTTCCGATCGGCTCGATGCCGGCTCCGCAACCGATCTCCGCCCCGGCTCCCATGCCCGCGCCGATGCCAACCCCGGCTCGGCCGATCACGGGCTTCCCTGGCCTTGGCGGAAGCGCTGGCGCTCCAGCCCCGACATGGGGCAGCTCGCCGCCGCTCGGTGGAGGCATGTTTGGTGGAGGAATGTTTGGCGGAGGATTTGGCGGCGGGCAGTTCGGCGGCGGTTTCGGTGGTTTCGGTGGCGGATTTCTACCACTCAATTCGTTGAGGGGATACTGACATGGCATTCGAACTTCCCAGCGGCATTCCTAATTTCAACGTGCAACAGCCGCAGGCGCCAAACCTGTTCGATCAGTACGGCAAGATGCTGCAACTGAAGCAGCTCATCGGCGACCAGAAGCAACAAGCGATCATGCGGCCATTGCAGCAGCAACAGGCCGAGCAAAGCGTCCAGGCGGCGACGCTCGAAAATCAGCAGCGTCAGCAGGAAGTGCAATCACAGCAGGCGATGGTGAAGGCCTGGAGCGATCCAAACTTCCTGAGTTCTGTGACCGGCAGCGATGCGGCCAAGACAAGCGGCGTCGGCTTTGATCCGGACGCGATGACCAAGCATCTCGTGACCAATGGCGTGCTGCCTAAAGATGCGATGGCGATGACGCAGCAGTTCGTGGAGCGATCGCAGAAGATCGCTGCCACGCAGAAAGACATCGCCGACACGGGCGCAGCCAACGCAAACACCCGCGACAAAGGCATGAAGATTCTCGCTGACAAAATCGGCGGCGTCCTGGATGCGCCCACCGCGAAGGCCGGAGACATGCTGGCCACGCTCAAAAAAGATCTGGTGCAAAATCCCGATAACTATGCGGGCGTGCCCAAAGAGGATCTCGCTCATCTTTTCCAGGCCGACCTCGAACATCTTCCCGCGATGGCCACCATGATCGGGCTCGATGGCAAGATCGCCGACTTTCACAAAGCGAAATTTGAGGCCGCGAAGGCGGGCCAGGGCGTGATTCCGGATAATGGCGGCCTCTCCCCAGACAGCCAGCAACAAGTCGAGAAGGATGTCGCCGTCGCCACCAACCCGCAGGTCCAGGCTGGTAAGGTTGCCGTCGCAAAAGCCGAAGCGACCGCGCGCGAGCAGGTGCAGGCGCAGATGCTTCCCATCATGGAGCAAGTGCGCCAGCAGTTCGCGAACCAGAAAGATGCACGCGACAAGATTGAAACCAATGTCCTGAAGCCGTTCCAGGACAAGATGACCGATGTGACGATGGCTCGCAGCGCGATCTCGCAGGCAGAAACAAATCCGGTCTCCGCGCGCGCGGCAATTTTTAAGATGGTGGGAGTTGCTCAG